CAATTTCCATCTGCACATCCCGATACGGGCACCTGTCCGAATACCGCCGGGCGATCTCCTTGGAAGCCTCCTTGCAGCCGGGCACCAGGTCCAGCGCGGCGCGGAGGTGGCAGGCCTTGCTTTCGTCGCGGGTGGCAGGACACATAAGCCCGCAGTTCTCCGTCGCCCGGTTGCAGATGTGCAGCAGATCTTCCAGGGGGATGTTGACGTGGGCGGCGGAGGCGTTCGCGCTGATGGTGATCGTGCTGTCCGCCATCTGGCTGGCGATCGCGCCCATCTGCCGGGTGGCGATGTGCATGTTCATGGCGATGATGCTCTTGCGCATGATGGTGAGGGACTGCCGGAGCCGGGGCAGAACGCCGGCGTGCCTGGCGAGGGCTTCCAGCATTGGCACGGCCTGGGTGAACAGGTTGCCGGCGGCGATCATGGCCATCATGGCCTCCTGCTCGCTGCCGCTGATGCGGATGCGGTTCTCCTCGCGGTCGATGGCTTCGACCTGCTGCGGGGTGAAGATCATATTGCCCTTGGTATCCGACGGCATGCCAGGAATGTGGCTGCCGGTCTCGCGGATACGGAATGATTTTGCCATGTGTGTTTCACTCCTTTCGTAGGGGTAGGGGGTCATGTCGTCCACCTGAGGGGGAAAAGGGCAACGTGGTGAGCCCTTTCCCCGTCAGGGATGACAACGTCAGACCGTCAGGTTATATTACGTAGTAATATAGGGTTGCCGCCGTCTTTTGTGGCGACCATGATTTCGAGGTGGTTTCCAAAATGTGCGGTGACCATGTTTTTAAGGTTGCCGCAACTTTTGGCGGTGACCATATTCGCAAGGTTCACGCCTTGACGATCAGCTTCGTCCGGGCGTCCATCTTGAAGCCGTATTGCTTGAGCTTATCCCGGCAGGTACGTTCCGCAATGCCCAGGTAGTCTGACAGTTCCTTCAGCGTCGGCGGTTCGCCCATATTGGCGGCGCTGACGGCCTCTGCGAAGCGTACGGCCCCATCGTCCTTCCGAGCGGCTGCCTTGGTCGTGCGGGCCTTCGCGCCCTTCTTCCACGCGGGGAGATCAGCGTCGGCGGCCAGGTCGGCGAGGATGCCCGTGTCGTCCACCTGATGCAGGGGGTAGTCCAGCCACACGTCGATGGGCGGGAACTTCGGGAACTCGCGCAGGGTGGCCTCGATGCGCCAGGCGGTCTTCTGCGACGCAGTGGCTTCGGCGCGTTCAATGGCTGCGCACAGGTCGGCGTAATCCGCAGGCGTCAGACGGAGCTGCGCGGCCAGCTTCAGGGCGATGGCGGAGCGCTGATCCTCCGCAGAGAAGTCGTCCTGCCAGCCGGGGAGACGCGCGTCCAGCTGCCGGGTGACTTCATCCCAGGCGGCGCGGTTCTTCAGGTGTGTCAGGGCAGCGTCGGAGAGCTCCAGCTCGATCATGTCCAGGATCGCGTCCGGGTCGCGGGCAAACACGCCGCTGCCGGAGGATCTGTCGATGGCTCGCTTGCCGCCCTGCGCGCCCTTCGAGTGGTGGTGGCAGTAGATGACGGCGGTGTCCAGCTCGGTGCACAGGCGGTCGAACTGGTTGCAGAACAGGGCCATCTGCTCCGCGCTGTTTTCGTCGCCTGTGATGATCTTGTAGATCGGGTCGATGATGACGGCGGTGTAGTTTCCCTTGGCCGCGCGCCGGATCAGCTTCGGGGCCAGCTTGTCCATGGGGAGGGAGTGGCCGCGCAGGTTCCAGACGTCGGCATTGTCCAGCGCCTTCGGGGTGACGCCCAGGGCGCGGTAGATCTGCTTGAAGCGGTGCCAGCAGCTCGCCCTGTCCAGCTCCAGGTTGATGTAAAGCACCCGCCCCTGCCGGCAGGGCATGCCCATCCAGGGGCGGCCCTCGGCGATCGCGATGGTCAGGGCCATCAGCGCCAGGGACTTGCCCGCCTTCGAGGGGCCGGAGAGCAGCATCTTGTGGCCCTGACGCAGGCATCCGGCGATCAGCTCATCCGCCAGGGGAGGCGGCGCGTCGAAGTAGTCCGCCATGCTCTCGAAGTCGGGCAGATCGTCATTCACCGATTCGACGTATTCCTTCCACGCGCTGAAGGAAGGCTGGCCCATGTCCTGGGCGACGATGTACTGCTTGTTGCCGCGGCGGATCACGCCGGGCATGCGGCTCAGGCGGGAGGGGTTCTTGTTCTGGCCGTCGATTTCCAGACCGTTCTTCCGGCAGACGGTGTAGAGGTAATCCACCCGGCTGCGGTATTCCTCGATGGAGCCGGCGTCCACCCGCACGATGGCGTGCAGGGACTTGCCGCCGGAATGCACCAGCATGGCGATGGGCAGCTGCAGCTCCTGCATGAGGGCGTACTGCTTCTCGATGTCCTGGGAGTCGGACTCCACCAGGGCGTAGTTGAAGGCGGTCACGTTGTCGTTGCGGACGTCCTTGCCGTCCATGGGGTTGAAGCGGATCCACGCACCGGCTTCCTCGTTGACGGTGCCGATCACGTCGGAGATGTCCGTGCAGCGGTGGAGGGCGGCGATCAGCTCGCCGGCGGTGCGGTCGGAAGCGCCTTTCTTGGGCATGTGGCGTCCATCTTTCTCCCAGGTCTCGGTGACGTAGGAGACGCGGTCGGTGGAGTCGAACAGGGCCTCCAGGTAGGTGATCAGCTCGCGCTTGGGGTTCCAGTCGGCGGGTTCGTGAATGGCCTTGGGCTGCACGAAGTCCTTGTCCACGATAACGAGGTCATCTGTGCGGATGGTGTCGTCCCAGCTGAGTTCGTGGCCTTTGTCGCGCGATGCTGGCTCCCACCCTTGTGCGCGTGCCATGGCGACCAAGGAGCCGCCGGTGATGTGCTGGCCGGAGCCAGAACCGAATCCGCGCCATTTCTTGTGGCACTCGCCGGCATGGTATCGGGCGGCATCCTGCTGGCTCCAGCGATCCCAGTCATCGGCGGTGCAGCCCTCTGCGTGGAGCGCCATGCCGACGTTCAGCCACTCCTGGTAGCTGCAGCGGCCCGGGTCGATGTGGGTGAGTAGGTCGAGGGGGTTGTATTTGTCCATGGGTTACCTCCCTCTGTGGTGAAATTTTCCTGTCGAATGTTGGAGCATCTTGCAGGTGTTTTCTACGAATGCCCAGAATTTATACTTGATGAAGGCTGCTATGCATTTCAGAAGCAGCATGTAATTCACCTCCGATGAAAGGGTGGTATGGAGTATGTCGGACGAACTGAAGATTAAAGTTGAACTGCCAGAAGCGCTTGAAGAGCCCGCAAAGGCGCTTGTCATGCCACTGTCGACAAATGTGGGAAACACGATTGGCGACCTATGGTTTGTTACTATGGGGTGGATTTCACAGTGGGCTGCGAAAAAGAGAGAAAAATACGCTGTCGCGCTTACTCAGTACAAAAAGAAGCTTGAGAAGAAACTGGACGAGATTCCGGAGAATCGTCGTATTGAGCCTAATACTCAGGTTGTGATGAATGCATTGACTGACTCGCAGAGCTGTGTTGAGGAAGAAACTCTGCGGGAGATGTTCGCCAATCTGATTGCTTCGGCTTGTGATGCTGATAAGGCCAATGCTGTACATCCGTCGTTTCCAGGGATAATTAAGCAAATGTCTCCGACTGACGCAACACTTTTACAACTGTTTAGGCAAGACGCTGAACTACCAATTGTCGGGATTAAGGTCTGGGAGGGTGACGGGTATTTACAAATGTATAATAACATCTTTGTCTCTGATACTTCTCAATTTAGTGCAGCCGTTCAAAGTGCTACTGTGGCATGTTTGTCAATGCTTGGCCTAGTCGAGGTCTCATACATGCAATCTTTTACAGATAAGAGCATGTACAATGCGTTTTTGCAGATGCCGGAATATTTGTTCTTAAAGGATAAGAAAGTGCTGGTGGGCAATCAGGGGCGAGTTGTGAATGTTTCAAAGGTTGAGCTTCAGCATGGCGAGATATGGCTTACAGAATTGGGAAAGAGATTCTTGAAGGTTTGTACTTAATAGTGCTTGCGTCCGGCCCTTGCCGGGCGCTTTTATTGTGCCGTCGATGTGGGCGGGGGCATATAGCTGCTGGGTGTCACGCCGTGCGGCGTCCGCCAGCCGTTTGCGGCGATGCGGTCGATCATCTTGCGGGCGGCCTCGAACGACCAGGTGCCGACGTGCTGGAAGCCCTTGCCCTCCAGGAATCGGATCTGCTTGGGCGTGCTGAGGCCGGACTGGATGCGGGCGTCCAGACGCTCCAGGAGCTTCGCGGCCTTGCCGGCGCAGTCGATCTCGTCCGGGAACAGGCCCAGCTTCTCCAGACGCTCGCGCTGCTTGTCGGTGGGCGGCTCGGATTCCCAGCCAAAGGTCGGAACATAGCCCGAGAGGTCTTCCGCCCGGATGGACATCTCGAACTGCAAAGGGTCGACCAGCTTGCGCTTGCGGGTGCGCATCTCGTGCAGCTGCTTGGCCAGCGCTGCTTCGCGATCGGCGACCACGTCCTGCGCGGCCTTGCCTTCGGCGGCCATCAGGTCAACAGCTGCACCGCCGGCAGCGCCCTCCATAGTCTCCACCATCTTGCGGGCAACGTCGTCGGTCTTGGCGACCAGGTGCGCCGGACGGCAAAGCTGATGACGCTCGGTGTGCCAGAGGAAATCCAGCAACAGAAGATGATCCTTGCCCGGGTGGAGGCGGGTACCGCGGCCCACCATCTGGCAATACAGGCCGCGCTGCTTCGTGGGGCGCAGGACGACGATGCAGTCCACGCTGGGGCAGTCCCAGCCCTCGGTCAGCAGCATCGCGTTGCACAGTACGTTATAGCGGTCAGCGTCGAAGTCGGCCAGGACTTGCGCCCGGTCATCGCTCTGGCCGTTGACCTCAGCGGCGCGCATGCCGTGGCGATTGAGGATGTCGCGCATCTTCTGCGCGGTGGCGATCAGCGGCAGGAACACCACGGTCTTGCGATCGGCGCACTCCCGGGCGATGACCTCCGCGATCTGGTCGAGGTACGGGTCGAGGGCGGTGCCCAGCTCGCCGGGCTTGTAGTCGCCGGACTGCACGCCGACGCCCGAAATGTCCAGCTTCAGGGGGATGGTGACGGCCTTGATCGGGGCGAGGTAGCCCTCATTGACCGCGCGGGGCAGGGTGTACTCGTAGGCGAGGGACTCAAACACCGCACCGAGATCCTTCATGTCGCCGCGATCAGGCGTAGCGGTCACGCCCAGGATCTTCGCGCCAGTGAAGTGGTCGAGGATGACTCGGTAACCGTCGGCGAGGGCGTGGTGGGCTTCGTCGATGATGATCACGTCGAAGAAGTCCGGGTCGAACTGCTGCAGGCGCTTCTCACGCTGCAGCGTCTGCACCGAGCCGACCACGACGCGGAACCATGAGCCGATGCAGCTCTGCTCTGCCTTCTCCACCGCGCACTGCAGCCCGGTGGACTTGTGCAGCTTGTCCGCAGCCTGATCCAGCAGCTCGCTGCGGTGGGCAAGCACCAGCACGCGCTGGCCCTTGCGGACGCAGTCCTCGATGATGGCGGAGAAGATGATCGTCTTGCCTCCGCCGGTGGGGATGACCAGCAGGGTCGAGCGGCGCGTCTCCCATTCCCGGTGAACGGCCTCGCGAGCTTCCTGTTGGTAGGGACGTAAAGTGATAGACATGTGACCTCCTGATTAAAAGGGACGGCGGACGGACGTGCCATCCGCCGTGATATGGACTTAGAATCTGCCGGGGGTGAAACCATTGCTGGTAGCGGGTTGCTGCGGGGCTGCATAGCTTTGCTGGGGCTGGCTGTACGCCGGGGCTGCGTAGGCCTGCGCGGGCTGCTGATAGGTCGGCTGTGCGTAGCTCTGCTGAGGCGCGGCGCCTGCGGGGAGATCGTAGGCGGGATAGAAGCGGTCGATCTCGCTGGCGGTACGATTGTCGCGGCGTTCCTGCTGCTTCACCTTGCACAGGCCGGTCGCGCCGACAACGCGGCTCCAGTCCATACGCAACGCCTCGCCCTTTTGGCGCATGCCAATCGCGGCGAAGAACTCACACAGGCGCCACTCCATCGAGGAGTGCAGGAACAGGTTGTGGCGGATGTCCACGGATACGCCGTTCATGCGGTCGGTGACGCGGACGGTCAGGATGGCCTTGTTGCAGGGCGGGAGTTTTCCGCCGTCACGGGGCTGGTGGCGTGCCTTCTCGAGACTCACGATCTGGAAGGGATAGTCACCGTCGGGCAGGTGGGGGAGCTCCATCTCCTCCTGGACGATCTCACTGTCCCAGTCGAGCTCGCGGGGCTGGTTGTTCATGTAGTTATCCATGTGTATATCTCCTTTCGATTAGAACGGCGTCTTTTCGGTCTTGCGGTTGTCGAGGATGGCGGCTTCCACCTGCGGCCAGGCGGCCACGAGGACGGCGGAAACGAAGTCGGGATCGTAGGCGGCGATGGGCATATCGGCGGGGTAGTAGCCCTTCTGGGCGACGACGGCCTGGATTTCAAAGGGCACGATGTTGTTGGCAGCCATCAGGGCGGCGAGGGCCGGGGGGATGTTTGCGGGGAGCTGCGGTGCCGGAGCGGATGGCGCGGGGGCGGGTGCTGCGATGGGTGCGGGAGGGGCTTCCTGGGGCGCGGGTTCCGGGATCAGCGCCGGCTGTAGGTCGGTGATCAGGTGCGCGATCTGTGCGTAGTCGAAGGGCATTTCGTCCGGGAGGCCGAAGCGGTTCTTCGCGTCCCAGCAGGGGTGATGGCTGGCGTACATGACGCGACGTCCGCCGGTGACCTTGTTCTTGCCCTTGGTCGCACCCTGGCCGTCCACGTTGACCACGGTGGTCTTGTAGTTGGCGAAGAGGATCATGTCCGCCCATTCCTTCACCAGCGGGCCGACCTGCTTGGCCAGCTTCAGCTCCCAGCGGTCGTAGGAGCCCATTTCGTCCGGCTGCTCGAATTTGCGCATGGCGGCGTGGGCGGTCAGGACGACGTGGACGCCGCGTTCTTTGAGCTTTTCCAGTTGATTGAGGAACTTGCCGAACTCTTCCTTCTGGTACACATATCCCTTGCCGTAGCCGAAGTCCTCGATGCCGCCCACGCCCTTCACGCTACACAGCTGCTCGGTGCAGAGCTTCTCGGCCCAGTCGGCGGTGTCAATGACCAGCGTGCCCAGTAAGTGCTGGTTCTGGATGAAGTAATCCACCTGGCGGGTCAGCTCCGTCCAGGAGAGGGGCGTGGGGGTGCGGGTCACGTCCATGTGGGAGGTGCTGCCCTCGGTGTCGATGAACACCGGGCGGGGGAACATGCTGGCGAAGGTGCTCTTGCCGATGCCCTCCGGGCCGTACACGACGACCTTCAGGGCAGCGGATTTGCGGCCTCGTTCGAGAATCATTAGAATTCACCTGCTTTCCATGTCTTGGGGACGATCGGGGCGACATTGTGCGCGATCGCTTGGTGATCCATGGCGACTGTCAG